TAAATTTGGACTAGAAATTAGAGACCAGATTACATTCACAGTAGCCAGAAGAATATTTTCTGAAGCAGTTGGCGATGTTCAAGACCAAATCAGACCAAATGAAGGTGACCTGATATTCTTTCCATTGAACAATAAGATTTTTAGAATCAATTTCGTAGAGCATGAGTCTATATTTTATCAAATGGGATCTTTACAGGTTTATGAACTTAAGTGTGAATTGTTCGAATATTCTGGTGAAGTATTTAATACTGGAATAGACTATATTGATGGATTAACTACAAATTATAATATGAATATTTTAGATGATGGAATGACTACAGAATCAGGAGATATACTTGTAGACGAAACACAAGAAATACCTCTTGGATTTGAAGATTCTACATCTATATTTGATATAACTATTGGATCTGAAAATGATTATTATCAAGAAAAAGGATTAGAAATAATTGATTTTACTGAATTTGATCCGTTCTCAGAAGGGAGTAACTGGTAATTTTTAATCATACTTATTATCATGGCTCAATTAGAAAATATATAATTCTTTTTGGAACATTATTTAATCAAATCTATATTAGAAGAACTAATTTAGAAACAGAAGCAGTAACTTCTATGATTAGAGTACCAATAACATATGGCCCTAAAGAAAAAGTATTAGCTAGAGTAGATCAAGATCCAACTCTAACTAGACCTTTTGCTGCATTTTTACCAAGACTTTCGTTTGAAATGCTAGATCTGGTATATGATTCTGAAAGAAAAAAGAATACTCTTGGAAGAATGCCTGCTCCTAATTCAAATAAAAACCTAGCAGATTTTGTCTATAATCCAGTTCCATATAACTTAAATTTTAATTTATATATTATGGTAAAAAATGCTGAAGATGGAACTAAAATTTTAGAACAGATTCTTCCATTTTTTACACCAGAATGGACTGCTTCTGTTGAAATGTTAAGTCAGCCTCAAATAATTCTAGATATTCCTACTATATTAAATAGCGTATCATCGCAAGATACATGGGATGGCGGTTTTGAAGAACGTAGATATTTAGTATGGACTATAAATTTTACTATGAAAGGTGAATTGTGGGGTCCAGTTCAGACAGACAAAATTATCAAACAGGCTAAAACTAATATTGCTTTTGATAGTTATACTGAAACAAACTTAGCCACAGAATATCCAAACAGAACTATTCATGCTCAAGTAACAGTTCAACCTGGCTTGGATGCTAATGGATCACCAACATCAATAGCTAATAACTCAATACCGTATTCTGAAATTAGTTGGGAAGATGATTTTGGTTTTGTTATAGAAGAAGAGGTATATCCTAATGGAAGAGAAATCGAATAAAAATCAATTACAAATTGATAGCATTGCTGAGGCATTAAACGTAAAAACAGAAGTGATTGAACACGAAGTTAAAGAAGTAAATAAATTATTAGAAAATGTTGATGATGATTATGAATATGCTAGAGGCAATTTAATATCTACATTAGAATCTGGTAATGATGCTTTGCAGACGATGCTAGAGTTAGCAAGTCAATCTCAACACCCAAGAGCATTTGAAGTGTTTGCAACGCTTATGAAAACTATAAGTGAAACAAACAAGGATCTTTTAGATCTTTCTCAAACAAAACAAAGAATTGATCAAAAAGCAACTGATGGCGGCGATAAACCAAAAACAGTTAATAATAATATGTTTCTTGGAACTACTTCTGATCTACAGAGAATTTTAAATATTAAAAGATCTACTATAGATCAGGAGAAAAATGACTAATTTACCAGATTTTACTTTAAAATCAAATCAAACATACACAGGAAATCCACAAATTAGAGCTTGCGGAGTCAAACTTCCTTTGTCTGATGAACACATTAAAGAATATATAAGGTGTTCTAGAGATCATATCTATTTTATGAAAAACTATGTTAAAGTTTTTAATACTGATTTCGGTATTATTCCTTTTGCTATGTGGTCATTTCAAGAAGAAATGGTTAACATGTTTCACGATAATAGATTCTCTGCTTGTAAATTACCAAGACAGTCTGGTAAAACTACTACAGTTGGCTCTTACATTTTATGGCTTGCTATATTTTCTCATCCAGATGAACCTCAACAGATAGCTATTTTAGCTCATACTGGAGATCAGGCTAGAGAAATATTATCAAGAATTCAATTATCATTCGAAAATTTACCATTCTGGCTGCAGCCAGGTGTTAAAGAATGGAATAAGGGTAGCATAGAGTTCGAAAACGGTTCTAAGGTAAAGGCTATGGCGACTTCTGCTAGAGCCGCTCGTGGGGGTTCATATAACTTACTATATCTTGATGAGTTTGCTTTCGTTCAAAGAGGAATTCAAGAAGAATTTTATGTGTCTGCATATCCTACTATTTCATCTGGTCAAACTACAAAGATGATAATAACATCTACACCAAAAGGTTTAGATTATTTTTATAAGATTTGGAAAGATTCAGAAGAAGGAAGAAATAGATTTAAGAGACTTGAAATATTTTGGTCAGATGTTCCAGGGCGTGATGGAAACTGGAGAAAAGAACAGATTGAAAATATGGGAGAACGAAACTTCTCTCAGGAATTTGAAACTGAATTTCTTGGTTCTTCTGATACACTTATATCTGGTAAAAAACTTGCCATGATTCCATATCAAACTCCTATTCATGCTTCAAAAACTGGATTTAATTATTATAAAGAAGTTGAAGAAGGGCATACATATATTACTGTTGTAGATACAGCTCGTGGAGTAGGATTAGACTATTCGGCTTTTGCTGTGTTTGATGCTACAATTTCTCCATATGAAGTTGTATGCACATATAGAAATAATGAAATACAGCCAATTATATATCCAAAATATATTCATGATGCTGCTATATATTATAATAATAGTCAAGTTTTAGTAGAAACAAATGATTTGGGTCAACAAATTGTAGACATAATGCACGAAGATTTAGAATATGAAGGAATTATAGCAACATATAGTAAAGCTCGAAAAGTTGCTGCAACAATGGGATTTGGTGTTAAATCAGAACTTGGAGTTAGAACTACAAAATCTGTAAAGAGTTTAGGATGTTCTACACTTAAAAGTTTAGTTGAAGATGATAAATTAATAATAAATGATTTTAATATTTTAGATGAGATGTCTCGTTTTGTTTTAAAAGGAATAAGTTATCAGGCAGAAGATGGAGCTCATGATGATTTAGTTATGTGCTGTGTTCTATTCGCTTGGTTAACATCCCAATCATATTTTAAAGATATGACTAACCATGATGTTGTTAAAAATATGTATGACCAAAATGTTAGTGCAATGGAAGAAAATTTAGTTCCATTTGGCCATATATCAACTGGTCAAGAAGACGATTTTGAGTATTCAGATGGTGATTTATGGAAAATGGGTTAATTTTTAAATCATAGTTTTTATAAATATAAGAAAATAAAGCTTATAAAAATAATAATAACAATAAGGAGATTATAAAATGGCTTATCAACAAAGTGTTGGGATCAATGTTACAGAAATTGATCTGTCAACTGTTGTTCCAGGAGTCGCAACTTCGGAAGGAGCTATCTCTGGTGTATTTCGTTGGGGACCTGTTAACGAGCGCGTTCTAATTGATTCAGAAACACAACTAGTAAATCGTTTTGGTAAACCAACCAATTTGAATGCTGAAACATTCTTTACAGCAGCAAGTTTTCTTGGATATAGCAATCAATTATTCGTAGTAAGAGCTGGTGATACAACTGGAACTTCTCCAATAGTATCAGCTAATATCGGCGTTGGCGTAGCAGATGTTGAAGTTGGAGATACTTCGTTATTAGAAAATGGCATGATTCTTATCGCTTCTTCTAATACATCATCAGTTAGAGTCGGTTCAACTATTAGTATAACAAACTCTACTCACGTTGCTCTTGCAGCATCTTCGGATGCATTAGGAACTGATACTGGAGTTAGTATTCAATTTGTTGCAAATACAACTGTTCATAATTCTATTGTGAATACAGCATCTGTATCAAATCTTGCTTTACATATTGTTAAATCAGAAGATGATTATACAAACAAAGATGGCACTTTCGATACTGATGTTCAGTGGATTGCAAGATGGCCTGGTGAAATTGGAGATTCATTAAAGATTTCTGTATGTGATACAGCGAATGCCTTTCAATCTAATGTAACTTTTGTTTCAAATACCTCATATAGTGGTAATACTGAGTTTACTGTTGGATCAAACACCGGAGTAGTTTATGTAGCTCCTGTAGATATTACAGCAAGTAATACTGCTACAGCAGTAACAATCTTAAATTCAAATACTGCTTTGCTTGAAGATGATTTCCAGGTTGGAGATCTATTAAAAACTGGTAACACAACAATTGGAACTCAATATATTAAAGTTACTGCAGTCTCAACAACAAACGCAGCGCTAGGAACAAATAGTGCATCATCAGTTGATGTTACAGCCAATAGTACAACATTAACGACATCAGCTAATGCATTTACATCCAATTCAGTTGGATCTTACTTAGCTATCTTTAGTGGTGTAGATGAATTCGATGTAGCTAGAATTAATGGATATACAAATGCTACTACAGTAACAGTAGCATCAAACATATCATTCACAAATGCTGCT